ATGCCGCACGAGACGAAGTCGGGCGCCGCCTGGCTTGCCTCCGCCGGGCCGGAGGAGGTTGAAACCTTTCTGGGCGGGCTGTCGGAAAACGCGCTGATGAGCCTGCCCTGGCTGTTCGAGTTCTGGGCACTTCCGCACCAGTTGCCGCCCGAAGGGGACTGGAAGACCTGGGTCATCATGGGCGGGCGCGGCGCAGGAAAAACTCGCGCAGGATCGGAATGGGTCCGGCGGATGGTCGAAGGCCCGACCGCCGCGGCGCCCGGCCGCTGCCATCGCGTGGCCCTGGTCGGCGAAACCTTCGACCAGGTGCGCGAGGTCATGGTGTTCGGCGAAAGCGGCATCCTGGCCTGTTCGCCTCCGGATCGAAGGCCGGTCTGGGAGGCAGGGCGCCGGCGGCTGGTCTGGGCCAATGGCGCGACTGCCACGGTCTTCAGCGCGCATGAGCCGGAGGCGCTGCGCGGGCCGCAGTTCGACGCCGCATGGGTCGACGAACTGGCCAAATGGAAGAAGGCCGAGGATGTCTGGGACATGCTGCAGTTCGCACTGCGTCTGGGGGAACATCCCCAGCAGGTCATCACTACGACACCGCGCAACGTGGGGGTGCTGAAGCGCATCCTGGGGAACGCATCGAGCGTGGTGACGCATGCACCGACGGATGCGAACCGGGCCTATCTGGCGGAGAGTTTCCTGGCAGAGGTGCAGAGCCGGTACGGCGGCACCCGGCTGGGGCGGCAGGAGCTGGACGGCGTGCTGCTGGATGATGTCGAGGGAGCGTTGTGGACGACCTCGATGCTGGAAGGTGCGCGGGTGGGGGCGGCCCCGAAGCTGGACCGCGTCGTGGTGTCGGTCGATCCTTCGGTGACGGGCGGGAAGGCCAGTGACGAGTGCGGCATCGTGGTGGCCGGGGTCGTCACGCAGGGCGAGCCGAAGGACTGGCGTGCCTATGTGCTGGAAGATGCGACGATGCGCGGTGGTCCGACGGACTGGGCGCGTGCCGCAATCGCGGCCATGGACCGGCATGGCGCCGAGAAGCTGGTGGCCGAGGTGAACCAGGGCGGTGACCTGGTCGAAAGCGTGGTGCGGCAGATCGATCCGCTGGTGCCGTTCCGGGCACTGCGGGCCTCGCGTGGCAAGGGCCTCCGGGCAGAGCCGGTGGCGGCGCTGTACGAGCAAGGGCGGGTGAAGCATCTGCGCGAAGGGTCGCTGGGACCGCTGGAAGACCAGATGTGCCAGATGACGGTGCGCGGCTATGAGGGCCGAGGCAGTCCGGACCGGGTGGATGCGCTGGTCTGGGCGCTTCATGAGTTGATGATCGAGCCGGCTGCGGGCTGGCGGCGGCCGCAGATGCGCCGTCTTTGAGAAGGAGCCCGGGGCATTTGCCCCGGACCCCAACGGTATTGAGCAACACAAGAAAGGCCGTCCGGAAGGGCGGCCTTTTTGCATGGCCGAGGCATGGAGGCGAGCATGGCGTTTCGATTGTTTTCGCGGGAGGAGAAGGCTGCTCCTGCGCCGGAAAGGAAGGCCAGCGCGACGGGCCGGGTGGTGGCCTTCGCAAGCGGTTCGGGGCGGGCGGTCTGGTCGGCCCGGGATACGGCCAGCCTGACGCGGGGCGGCTTTGTCGGCAACCCGGTCGGGTTCCGCAGCGTCAAGCTGATCGCGGAAGCGGCAGCCGCCGTGCCGCTGGTCTGTGCCGATCGCGAGCGGCGATACGAGATGCATCCGCTGCTGGACCTGTTGCGCCGGCCCAATCCGGGCCAGGGCCGCGCCGAGCTGTTCGAGGCGCTGTTCGGGCAGATCCTGCTGTCGGGCAACGGCTATCTGGAAGCTGTCGGGCTGGAAGCGTCGGGCCTTCCGGAAGAGCTGCATGTGCTGCGTTCCGACCGGATGAGCGTCGTACCGGGCGAGGACGGCTGGCCTGTGGCCTATGAGTATTCGGTAGGTGGGCGCAAGCACCGCTTTGACATGACGGGCAGCCCCGATCCGATCTGCCATGTCAAGGCCTTTCATCCGCAGGATGATCATTACGGCCTGTCCCCGATGCAGGCGGCGGCCGTGGCGCTGGATGTGCATAACAGTGCCAGCGCCTGGTCCAAGGCGCTGCTGGACAACGCGGCGCGGCCCAGCGGGGCGATCATCTACAAGGGCATGGATGGGCAGGGTGTCCTGAGCGCCGAGCAATATGATCGTCTGGTGGGCGAGATCGAGATGAACCACCAGGGCGCACGGAACGCGGGCCGCCCGATGCTGCTGGAGGGAGGGCTGGATTGGCGTCCCATGGGGTTCAGCCCGTCCGACATGGAGTTTCACGAGACCAAGCTGTCGGCGGCCCGCGAGATTGCGCTGGCCTTTGGCGTGCCGCCCATGCTGCTGGGCATTCCGGGGGACGCGACCTATGCGAACTATGCCGAGTCGCACCGGGCCTTTTACCGGCTGACGGTGCTGCCGCTGGTGACGCGCGTCGCGGCGTCGGTCGCGTGGTGGCTGTCCGAGCACCTGGGCAGCGAGGTCGAGTTGCGGCCTGACCCCGACCAGATCCCGGCACTGGCCGAGGAGCGCAACCAGCAATGGGCGCGCATCAGTGCCGCGACCTTTCTGACGGATGCCGAGAAGCGCGTCCTGCTGGGCCTGCCGCCCCTGGACGAGGCGTGAGGCATGGAAGGGTCGCGTTTCGTCAAGGACGGGCTGTGGCATGACCAGCGCTTCGAGGCGCAGGAGCGGATCATGGCGCTGCAATTCGGCCAGGTCGAGAAGCGCCTGGAGCGGATCGAAGCCCTGATCGAGGGCTTGGAGCGGCGGCTGTGGATGACCGTGTACGGGGTCGTGGCCGTCATCCTGACCCAGGCCGTCCAGGGAATTCTGGAGTTTGCGCCAAAAGGAGGCTGAGGGATGGTTCCGGGACTTGAGGTGAAATTCGCGGGTGGGGCGCCCGTCCTGTCCGATGGGCAGGTGATCGAGGGCTATGCCAGCCTGTTTGGTCTGACGGACCAGGGCGGCGATGCGGTCCTGCCGGGCGCGTTCAAGGCGTCGCTGGCGCGGCTGGCGGCCAAGGGCGACAAGGTGCGGATGCTGTGGCAGCACGATCCCACGAGGCCCATCGGCGTCTGGGACGAGATCCGTGAGGACGACAAGGGGCTGTGGGTCAAGGGTCGGTTGCTGCCGGAGGTGGCGCAGGCCCGCGAGGCTGCGGCCCTGATCCAGGCGGGCGCCATCGACGGGCTGTCGATCGGATATCGCACAATCCGCGCCGAGCGGGATCAGAAGGGGCGCCGCGCCCTGGCCGAGGTCGAGTTGTGGGAGGTGTCGCTGGTCACCTTTCCGATGTTGCCCGAAGCAAAGGTCGGCCGGAAGGATGCCGACGATCTGCTGGAGGTGACCGCGCTGTTCCGCCAGGCGGCCCAGGCCCTGCGGGGCGCATGATGTATTCGGACCGCGCGGTGGACGCGCGGTTCATCCAAGGGTTCGGACCTGCCGAGGGCGGACCGGCAACAGGGGCGCGGCCCCGATCATCGCGACGAGGAGAAGACCATGACCGAGGTGAAGGCCGCGGGCGGCGGGGTTATGCCCGCCGATCTGAGGGGAGCCATGATGGGGTTCGTGAATGAACTCAAAGGCTTTCGTGAAGACATCCAGACCAAGCTGAACGCACAGGAAGAGCGCATGACCATGATCGACCGCAAGACCGCCATCCGGGGCCGCGCCCCTTTGTCCGCAGCCGCCGAGACCGAAGCGCCGCATCAGAAGGCGTTCAACGCCTATCTGCGCTGCGGTGACGATGACGGCCTGCGGGGCCTGGTTGTCGAGGAAAAGGCGCTGTCGATCGCCAGCGACGGCGGTTTCCTGGCGGCTCCCAAGGTGGCCGAGACGGTGCAGAACGTGCTGCATTCCAGCACCTCGCTGCGCAAGCTGGCCAACGTGGTGACCATCGAGAGCGCCGTCTATGAGGTGCTGGTCGAGCGGGGCGAGATGGGCGCCGGCTGGGCGACGGAAGCAACCGCGACGGAAAGCGCCAACTCGGTGCTGGATCGCATCTCCATCCCGGTTCACGAACTGTCGGCGATGCCCAAGGCCAGCCAGCGCCTGCTGGACGACGCGGCCTTTGACGTCGAAAGCTGGCTGGCCGAGCGCATTGCCAACAAGTTCGCGCGTTCGGAAGCCGGTGCGTTCATCCGCGGCGACGGCGTGGACAAGCCGCGCGGCATCCTGTCCTATCCCACCGCGGCGAACGCGACGGCGACGAATGCACAGATCGGGTTCGTGCAGACCGGCAACCTGGGCGATTTCACCGCCACGGCGCCGATGGACTGCCTGATCGACCTGATCTATGCGCTGGGCGCGGAATATCGTGCCAACGCGTCCTTCCTGATGAACTCGAAGACGGCGGCGCGGCTGCGCAAGATGAAGGACGCGGACGGCCGCTTCCTGTGGAGCGACGCGCTGAACGTGGGACAGGTTCCCCAACTGCTGGGCTATCCGGTGATGGTCAGCGAGGACATGCCGGACATGGCGGCAAACTCGTTCTCCATCGCGTTTGGCGACTTCCGCTCCGGATACACCGTAGTCGAGCGTCCCGATCTGCGCGTTCTGCGCGATCCCTTCAGCGCCAAGCCCCATGTCCTGTTCTATGCCACCAAGCGCGTGGGCGGCGGTGTGACCGACTTCCGCGCCATCAAGCTGCTGCGTTTCGCCTGATCCCTGCCCGGGTCGGGTGAAGGGCGAGGGGCGCGCAGGACGCCGGCCATGCCGGCTTAGCAAACTGTCCGCGCGCGCTGATGGCTGGCGTGCGGGCGCGCCCCTTGTCCCGATACCGCAAGAAACGACAGGGCCCGCAGAGGGCCCCGTTGCAGGTGGAACATGCGGACGGCAGGACGGGAGGTTCGCGAGATGATGCTGATAGAGGAAACGGCGCCCGCGGCGGAGGCGCTGCCGGTGGCCGCACTTCGCGCGCATTTGCGTCTGGCTCAAGGCTTCGAGGGTCCGGACGACGCGGCCGAAACGGCGGCGCTGGCAGGCTTTCTGCGCGCTGCCATCGCAACAATCGAAGGACGGACCGGAAAGGTGCTGCTGAAGCGGCGTTTCCGGATGCAACTGGATGACTGGCGCGACAGGCTGGGGCAGGCGCTGCCCCTGGCGCCGGTGCATCGGGTCGAGGCGATCGAGATCGACAATGGCGACGGCATCGTCATCGCCGTGCCGGTGGAAGGCTGGCGGTTGGTTCCGGATACGCAGCGTCCGGTGATCCTGCCGACGGGGGTGGTGCTGCCCCATGTGCCGCGGCGCGGCAGCGTC